TGTGTTCGCATCATCATCAGCCAGTTACAGGTGTAGCATACATTGGTATTATTGCCGCAGACAAACTAATTGGTTTATCTAAATACACACGTATTGCACAATGGTGTGCAAGACGTGGTACACTGCAAGAAGAACTTGCAAACGAAATTGCTAAACAGATTCAACTTGCAACTAATGCAGAACACTTAGGTGTGTATGTACAAGCAACACATGGTTGTTGCGAAAATCGAGGCATTATGGCGCATAGTAGTCTTACACAAACAACTGTACTAAAAGGTGCATTTAAAGACGATTCAGGAACTAAAAAGGAATTCTTTGACAACATTAAACTACAACAGGAGTTTGCTTGCTAATGATTGAAAGTCCAGTATTTGAAAAAGGTTATCCATCTTACGAAGCTGTTAATAGGAAACCAGAAATGAAACTAAGATATTCAGAAGCATTTTATAGTGTACAAGGTGAAGGTAAGTTTGTTGGCGTCCCTAGTGTGTTCCTACGTACTTTTGGTTGTAACTTCCGTTGCATGAACTTTGGTACTAATGAAAAAAGAGATCGTTGGCAACAACATAAAGACGGCATAAAACATAATGCAGAGGTTAAAGCCCTAATTGATGCAGGTGTACATAAAACTACTAAAGAGTTTAATGACTTGCCTATTATACACACAGGATGTGATACGTATGCTAGTATCTATCCTGAGTTCAAAGACTTTAACAAACTGGCAACAGTAGATGAAGTAGTTGAACACTTATTGTCTCTTACTCCAAACGGTAAGTGGACACAGGACAATGGACAAGACATCCATTTAATTATGACCGGTGGCGAACCTTTGTTAGCATGGCAAAGATTATACATCGAATTGTTTGAGCATCCAAAGATGCAAGGATTAAAAAATGTTACATTTGAAACAAACACTACACAACATCTACACGATGATTTCTTCAACTATCTCACAGACCAAGACAGATTTGCAATCACGTGGTCTTGTTCCCCAAAACTTAGTGTTAGCGGAGAACCTTGGGATACTGCTATACTGCCTGCTGTCGCTCGTGAGTATAGCCTTGTTGACGGTAGTGACATTTATCTCAAGTTTGTTGTCGCTAATCGTAATGATATTGAAGAAGCTGAAAGAGCTGTGGAGGCTTACAGAGACGCCGGGGTTCAATGTCCAGTATATTGTATGCCGTTGGGCGGACGCAGTGAAGAATACAATCTCAACGTTAAAGAAGTCGCCGAAGTTTGTATGGAAAAAGGATGGCGATTTACCCCAAGATTACATATCTCGCTCTTCGGAAATGCGTGGGGGACTTGAGAATGCATTTGACCCAGACGAATTTGAAAAAGAACAACAGTCAAAAGCAAAAGTCAATGTTGATGATGCTTTTGTACAAAGAGTAAGGAGACACATGTAATGGGATGGTGGAGTAAACTAGTAAGAGATGCAGGTATTAAATCTAAGATTGATGAGCCTGTAAAAGAAAAGACACAAGAAGAAATTCGTCGAGAAGCTCTTGAAGCAGAAAAACAAGCGGCTACTAAAGCAGGAGAACCTTGGGTTGCTGTATTAGATACACAAGTTAACAAAGATAATATAAAAAACGGATTCTTTGAACTTGATTGGAATAACGAGTTTATAGAGCAACTATTAGACGCAGGCTATAAAGGCGAAACTAATGAACAAATTGTTGATGCCTGGTTCAGAACTATTGTAATACAAATGCTTGAAGAAGACGGACAAAGTGTTGATAGAGAAATGGGATACATTAATGTAGTACCTATGGATAAGGGAAGAAGTTCAGTATCATGATGCGTGACGATTTAATGGTGCAACAGCAAGTGTCTACAGTTTGGCAACATATGGTTGGTGTTATCTGCTTAAATCAAACTAATCGAAAGCAAGTTAAGCGTGTTCTTCCAGCTCTTTTTGTACTCTGTCCTACACCTATACAACTACTTAATACAACTCCAGAAGCAATTAAACGTGTTATACAGCCATTAGGAATGGTTAATGTACGTGAAAAGCGTTTACGTAAAATGAGCGAAGACTTCTTGACATGGGACGGAAATGATGCTACTATGTTATATGGAATTGGAAAATACGGCAGTGACAGTTATCGATTGTTTTACAAGAATGAGATACCTGAAGATGTTGGAGACCATGAATTGAAACGTTATATAGACGAGGAACTAAATGGCAACTTATGTACTAGTTGATACTGCAAATACTTTCTTTAGAGCACGACACGTTGTACGTGGTGACTTAGATACTAAAGTTGGTATGGCACTACACATTACACTTAATAGTGTTAAAAAGGCTTGGAATGACTTTGATGCAGATCATGTTGTGTTCTGTTTGGAAGGACGTAGCTGGCGTAAAGATTACTACGAGCCTTACAAGCGTAACCGTCAAGAAACACGTGATGCAATGACCCCTGCACAACAAGAAGAAGATCAGTTGTTTTGGGAGATCTTTGACGAGTTTAAAGACTTTATAGGCACAAAGACTAACTGTACAATGATGCGTCATCCGCAACTAGAAGCAGATGATTTGATTGCAGGCTGGATACAAAATCATCCTAACGATAATCATGTTATTATTTCAACTGACGGTGACTTTGCACAACTAATTGCACCTAATGTAAAACAGTACAACGGTGTTAGCAATACAACTATTACACACGAAGGTTACTTTGACGACAAAGGCAAGCCTGTGATTGATAAGAAAACAGGAGAGCCTAAGCCTGCACCCGATCCTGCATTTATGTTGTTTGAAAAATGTATGCGTGGCGACACTAGCGATAACGTTTTTAGTGCATATCCGGGTGTACGCAAGAAAGGTACAAAGAATAAAGTTGGCCTTATTGAAGCCTTTGCAGACAAAGATACAAAAGGTTACAACTGGAATAACATGATGTTACAGCGTTGGGTAGATCATAATGGAGATGAACATCGTGTACTAGATGATTACAATCGTAATGTTACATTATGTGACTTATCTGCACAGCCTGCAGATATACGAGAGATAATTAATAGTACGGTCAAAGAGGTTGAACCTAAACAAATCACACAAGTTGGTATGAGATTAATGAAGTTCTGTGCAAAGTGGGACATGCAACGAATTGCTGATCAGGCCGCTAGTTATTCTGAACCGTTACAAGCAAAATATCCTTTAGGAGCATAACATGAGTAAATTTAACGCAAAAGAAATACTTAAAGATAAATTTTGGATTTTACAACAAAATGGCGAAAATATGGGCACAATAAGCATTGCCGACGATTCTTATATGCTTAGTGATTCTTCAGGTACAAGAATGTTTAATTCAGAAAAACAATTAAAGAAGAAATTAGGAAATGACTTATCTTGGCAGAAGTTAGATATTAAAGAGACTTTTGTAAAAGAAGTACATGGATTCCCAACAAGTTCTATGCCGTACAACCCAATGTATGATGTTAGACGAAAATTACCATTGTTTACAAAGAGTACAAAGTCAAAGAGTCTGTATGCGGCAGGATATTATACAATACGATTTGAAAAAGGTTGGGTGAAAAGTTTTTGTCCAAAACTACTTACACTAGAACGTTACGAATACAGAGGTCCTTTCAAAACAGATATTGAAATGAGAACGGAGTTAAGTCGTGTCAGCAAGTGAGCCGTTAAATACAATTCCTGTACAACAATTCATTCAACAAGTTAAAAGTGCCGATGCTAGTAATGCAAAGGAAGTTAAACTTCCTTTAGATACGGCAAAACGTCTTGCTTTTACATTAGGAGAAGTAATGACAAGATTGAATGGTAATCTTGAAGAATTACTTATTTCTAAAAGTAAAACCGAAGACGAAGTGCTAGAAGTGCGTTTAGATGGCGGTTCTGGCTGGAAGTAAACTACGTAGATAACTTCAAAAAGAGATAAATATATGCGTATATAATTAAGGACGATACGCATATGAGCAGACCAAAACCAGACGTGATAATCGAACACGTCGATAAAAAGACTTATAAAAGTGAGCAAATATTAAAAGCAGAAGCCATTTGGGCTGTGTTTTATAATGATGCTCCTTTTAATCTAAAGTCAGCAAATATGCTAACTAACTATCCGGGGCCTAAGTATAAAAAGGTTAGTTTTAGCAATCCGGGGCATGCTGTCAATTTAGCAAAAAAACTTAATGACTTATTTAATTGTCAAGACTTCTCGGTTGTAAAACTTACCCAGGGAGAGAAGGTTTCACTTGACTAATGAACTGGAAAGAAGTTTATACAAAGGTTTTTTTAAAACAAGCCAACAAAGCAATATCAGAAGCAAGTTTAAAAGAATATCTTCCCCAATGGTGGCAAAACACTAGGACTAAAGATTCTGGTGGATTGCGGTTAACAGACGAAGGCTTGCGATTCATAACTGAAGAAATAAATTTAACAACCTATGATGTACCTTATCCCAAAGATTTTGAACTTACAACTCAAACAATTATTTTCCTTGATAAATTTATAACATGTCCTTATTATATGGGGAGAAGAAGTATTACTGTAACAGATGAAAAGAAGGCAATTGAACTACATCTTTTCTCGGGAGATATTCGCAAATACGGGTTAACAAAGGCAATGAAACGCCAAGAAAAAAGTTAAATTTTCGGTAAAAAAGTACTTGACATTTAGCGTGTAGAGTGTATACTATATATATAGTTAGAAATTAAGCACTGATTCACAAGAGGGAATACACTATGGAAACTGTAACACGCACTGTAACGCCTAATAGCGCAAAGGCATCAATCAAACATGCGCTAACAAAGAAACGCCCAATCTTTCTTTGGGGACCTCCAGGTATTGGTAAGTCTGATATTGTAGCTCAGGTTACAGATAGTCTGCCAAATTCACATTTGATCGACGTTCGTCTTTCGCTATGGGATCCTACAGACATTAAAGGTATTCCGTATTATGCGGCAAATGATAATGTAATGGCATGGGCACCTCCTGCAGAACTTCCAGACGAAGAGTTTGCTAAACAATACGACAATATTGTTTTATTCTTTGACGAAATGAATTCTGCGGCTCCGGCAGTACAAGCGGCGGCTTATCAACTTATTCTTAATCGTCGTGTAGGACAATACAAACTACCAGACAATGTAGTTATTGTTGCGGCAGGTAACCGCGAAGCAGATAAAGGTGTTACTTACAGAATGCCTGCTCCGTTAAGTAACCGTTTTATTCACTTAGAACTTGCAGTATCATTTGATGACTGGTTCCAGTGGGCAGTTGATAATGATCAACACAAAGATGTTGTTGGTTATATCACATTTAGTAAAAAAGATTTATACGATTTCGATCCTAAATCACCTTCACGTTCTTTTGCAACACCTCGTTCATGGTCGTTTGTATCAGAACTACTAGAAGATGACTTAGACGAAAACACTACTACTGATTTGGTAAGTGGTGCAGTTGGCGAAGGTCTTGCAGTAAAATTTATGGCACACCGTAAAAGTGCGGCAAATATGCCTAACCCAACAGACATCCTAGATGGTAAAGTAAAAGAGCTGAAGACTAAAGAAATCAGTGCTATGTATTCCTTAACAGTCTCACTTTGTTACGAACTAAAGGATGCCGAAGAAAAAGGTGATAAGAAATTTGACGATAAAGTGAATAATTTCTTACGCTTTGCAATGGACAATTTCGAAACTGAACTTGTTGTAATGGGTATTAAACTTGCTATTACACAATATTCACTTCCAATTGATCCTGATGAAATTGAGTGCTTTGATGAATTCCATGAACGCTTTGGACATTACATCAAAGCCGCTCAAAACGCATAAAATGCGAGGGTTCGGACGTCCCTTCAAAACGTCCATTTTCTCTTGACAAACTATGTAAATATAGTTATAATATAGATGTAAACTTAAAAAATAGAGGGAAGCAATGGCAACTGCAAAGATACCGCAAGTAAACTAAAAAATTGGG